GCCGAAAAGGGCATCACGCTGACCAAGACCAAGAAGGCGGACATCATCGCCGAGATCCTGGCGGCGCTGGAATAATAACCAACAGGGGCGGGGGAGCGATCCTCCGCTCTGTCTTTTGAGAGGTGAGGCACAACATGCTGAATGAGGCAAAACTGGCGATGCGGATCACGGCCTCCGCATATGACGCGGAAATCGCCGGACTGCTGAAGGCCGCGGCGAACGATCTGACCGCTGCCGGGGTGCGCCTTCCCGGCTCTGTGGCCTTCACCGAGACGTCCGGAAGCATCCAGGACAACAGCACGCTGAAGGATCCGATGGTCCAGCGGGCGCTGATCACGTATGCGCGGATGTACTTCGGCAGCCCGGACGATTTCGACCGTCTGCGGGAAGCCTACGAGACGCAGAAAGTCCAGCTGATGCATGCGGAACGGTACACCGCTTATGGAGACGGGGACGGTGAATGCTGATGGTGAGGGCTGACGTCATCGGTCTGGTTACCGAAACGCGGAGCGCCCACGGCGTGCACGAGGCCATCACGGAGACCGTGCGTGAGGTGCTGGCGGAGATCCGGAGCGTGACCCGGAGCGAGTATTACAACGCACTCAATGCGGGCGTGCAGCCGGAGCTGGTCTTCAAACTGACACTGGATGCGGACTATCAGGACGAGCACTTCCTCCGGTACGGGGGAAAGAAATACCGGGTCGTACGGACTTACCTGACGAACGACGGCGGGATTGAGATCACGGCAGAGAGGAATGACGAGAATGGCACGGACGAGGACGCGTAGGACAGATGTAGTGGACGAGCTGGTCACACAGCTGAACACGATCGAAGGGATTGAGTTCGTCCGGGACGCCTGGCTGAATAAAGCGCCGGATGACTATGGCGTAGTCGAGCTTAACGGCGAGACCAGACAGCTGTGGGCTGACGGCAAACTGATTGATTCCATCTGGCGGGTGATCATCACGGCGTACGTTGCCGGGGACGACGACACCATCGCGTACACGGTGCAGGACAAGCTGGAGGAACTGGAAGAGGCCGGAGCGGTAGATCTGACTCACACGATCAGCCGGAGTTTCGACAATACGGTCGGCAAGGTTGTCTGGGTGTGGCAGGTAAACCTGTACGGCTCCTTGATTCGGAGTGATGGCGAATGAAGCTGATTGTCGGCGACATTTCAGCGATTGACGCATCTCTGGAACAGCTTGGAAGCCGGGAGAACGCAAAGCGGATTGTCGAGGCCGGATGCGCCGCAGCCGTTGAGGAACTCCAGAGGCGGACGAACGAAGCGCACCACATTGTCACAGGTGACATGCAGCGCAGCTTCGCACCGGGCATCTATCATGAGGATATCGACAAGTGCTGGCAGGATGTTTACCCGCAGGGGAACGACAGCCGGGGCAAATCAAACGCTAAGAAAGCGTTCGTGATCAACTACGGGCGCGGAAAAAAGCGAACTGCGAAGACCGGCGACAAGTTCATCACGGGCAAGCAAAAGACACTACAAGAGGCGGTCGGCGCCGCCATGCGGGCAGAAGCTGAACGCATCAAAAACGAGATTATGAGGTGAAACACTATGGCGAAAATTGGTATCAAGGGCTTGACCTATGCGCCCTACACCAGTGGCGGCGTCCAGAGCGCTGTAGTCTATGGAAACGGCGTCAAATTGGACGATTACATGATCCGCGCAGACATCAACGAGGAACACAATGACGTTGATTTTTATGCGGATGACCACAAGATCGATGTTGAAAACAGCATGAGCGGTATGACGCTTGGTCTGGAACTGAGCAACATGACTGCCGATCTCGAAAAAGCGCTGCTGGGTCACGAGGAAGGCACCGGCGACGAACTGAGCGCCACGGACGGCGCGGCTCCCTTTGTTGGCGTCGGATTCATCCGGAAAGAGCGATTCAAGGGCACCGTGAGCTATCACGGATTTTGGATTTATAAAATCCAGTTCGCGAAAGACGGCGACACGACCAACACCAAGGGCGAGAGCGTCGAGTTCCAGACCGAAGCGCTGACCGGCAACGCGGTCGCGGTGACGCTGGCGGCGAATGGTTCCAACATCTACTACAGCCACATGCGGGCGGCTACCGAAGCAGCTGTCCGGACCTGGCTGAACGGCAAGGCTGGAATTACCCAATAATTCTTCCGGGGGCGCTCTTGTGCAGGGGCGCCTCCGGATTCTTTCGGACAGAAAAGGAGTGGAAACATGGTTAAGCTGAAAGTTGGCAATAAGGAATACGGGCTCCGCCTCGACATGTACGCCATGGAACTGATCGAGGAAGAGTTTGGATCCATGAAAGACATGTTCGCGAAAATCCAGGAAGGCGGCAGCAAAGCCGTGCGGGCACTGTTCCGTATCCTGGCGAACGCCGAACTGGCATACGAGGGAAAAGAAGAGACGGTCACCGGGGATGAATTGAAACGCCTGAAAGTTTCCGCAATGACAGGGCTGGGCGCGGCGATCCGGGCAGCTGTTGAGGAAGGCATGAAAAGCGAAACCACAGACGGCGCGGAAGCGGACGATGAGGTTTTTGACGTCTACCTAAGTGAAATCGAATCAAAAAACTGAAGAACCGGCGAGGGACGCGGGTCCGGGAATACTACGGATACGCTCTCATCGCCGGGATCAGTGTGACGGATGCCCGGCGGATGATGCCGGGGTTCATCCGCGATATGTATGTCATCCGGAACAAGTATGATGTAAGGATGGCGGGCGGAAAGATCGGGAAGAAATTAGGACTGTGAGGTGGAACCATTGGCGGACGATGTGCAGAAAATCGCGCAGCGAATTGAGCTGACAGGCGAAAAAGAATACAACGCCGCGCTGAAGGAAGCCCGGCAGAACCTGCGCGTGCTGCAGAGCCAGTTGAAAGCCGAGACGGCTGAGCTGGGCAAGAACGCCACCGCACAGGAAAAAAACGAAGTCAAGACCCGGAACCTGCAGAAGCAGATCAAAGAGCAGGAAAAGGTTGTCCGGGCGTACGAGAAAGCCCTGGCGGCTTCCACGGAGAAGTACGGCGAGAGCGCGGAAGCGACTGCCAAATGGGAAGTCAAGCTAAACGATGCCCGGACTGCTCTGGCCAACATGAAAAACGGCCTGAACGATGTCAGCGAGGGCATGAAGCAGGTCCAGGGCAGCGCCCAGCTTGGCGTCATTGCGACCCACAGCCTGGCGGAAAGTTTGGGCAAGGTCGCGGAAGCCGGGAGCGCCATCAGCGGAGCGATTGAGGGCGCATTCAGCGGAACAATGGATTTTGTCAAGGACGTCATCTCCCAGGTCTGGGAAAGCGTCGTTGACTTGGCTGCACGGTCCAACAGCATGGTCGACCTGGCCGGATACTGGAACACGGACGTCACAACAATCCAGAAGTACAAAGGCGCAGTCGAGTCCGCCAGCGGCTCTCTGGAGGATCTTGCAAGCCTTGTAACAAGGATCAACTCGAAGGACCCGACCGAGCTCGTTAAACTGACCGGCGTCTCCAAGGAGAACTTTAAGGACGACTGGTCCTATGCCATGGCGGTCCTTGAAAAAGTGAGCACACTGGAAAACCACGACCAGCGGAATGCTATCGCCTACGCGCTCTTTGGCAGAAACCCGGACAAAGCCCTTGACCTGATGAACGACTGGCAGACGGTCATGGCCAACCTGGACAAGTTCGACCCGACAAAGGGCGGCTACGGTCTGACGGAAGAGCAGACGCAAAGCATGTCCGAACTTTATGACAAAGTCAACGGGCTGCGGGCAAGCTGGCAGGCGCTGCAGGACATGGCGACGGTGCACCTGTTCGGGGATCTGGCCATGAACGTGACCGGCAACCTGCAGAACATCGTGGATGCGTTCAAGGATTACTTCCTGGCGGAGAGCGATGACGAAAAGGCTGAGGCGCTGGAGAAGGTCAAACAGAACATCATCGAGATGTTTGACAACATACGGACGGCGATCCAGGAAGGCATTGAGCTTCTGAGCGGCCTGGCGGAGGATCTGAAAGACAGCGATGATGAACTGGCCCGGGCGCTGGGGAATGCGCTTGGCGCCCTGGTGGATGCCCTGGAGTGGCTGGCGGATGAAAACAACTGGGCCACGATCAAGAGCGGCATTGAGTGGCTGATCGGGATCTGGGCGGCCGGGAAGGTCGGCAGCGCGATCGGGAACCTGGCGTCCTTCGGGGCGAACCTGAAAACGATCTTCGGCTGGACGGGCGGCAAAGGCACACCGGCACCGGCACCGACAACGCCGACAGTCGCACCAACCGGCGGGAATGGTGCTACATGGATCAGCAAGCTGACAAGCGGCACGGGTGTTTATGCTGCTCTAAAAAATCTGGAGCTGCTGAAAGACAAGCTGGAGTCCGACAAGGCAGAACTTGAGCAGCAGACAGCAGAAAACGGCTGGTCGGAAAGTGATCGGAACTATTGGATGCTGACCGGGAAGAAACCGGACGCGAACGATGCCGATTATCAGAACTGGCTGAACACGGTCGTCAACCCGGACCCACTGGCGGGGAAGGGAACAAAATATGTTAACGGTTTCGGGCCGTCCAGCCCTGTCGAGCGTGCCCGCCTGGATGCTACACCTGAACAGCAGGCGGCGGCAAATGCGCTGTGGGATCTGATCCGCGAAGGGAATTTCGGATCGGAATATGACAACGCATGGGCGGCGCTGGAGAACGCATTTGCGGGAGATACAGGCACATTTGCCCGGCTCGATGCGCTGTTAAACAAATTGATCGAGGAACACAGCGCAGCGGAGGAAGAAACGGGATACAACCCGGAGCTGTGGGGTGATATCCCCAGCACATGGTGGCAGAATCCCGCAGGACAGAACGGGCTGACAAGTTCTGACATCTCCGGCTTCCGCAGCCTGCCCGGGCAGATGCGGGCGGCGGTTGCAAGCGGTGTGAGCGGCATTAAGGTCTACATGTCCGGCCAGGAAGTCGGCAACCTGGTGGCTCCCTACGTGAGTGAAGCGCTCGCGGCACAAATGGATTAAAACGAGGTGATCGGATGATACTACAGAGGCGGATCGCGCTGAATGGGATCTGGCTGGATGAGATTGACAACCGGATCACCATCAGCGCCATCGACCCCGGAGACGGGCTGGAGAATATCACGGCAGTGGATGCCGCCAGCGGTTTCGGGCAGCGGATCACCGGACAGCGCCGGAGCACGCTTGACTTGGTGGTGCGGTTCCGGATCTGGGAGCACGGCAAGACCGAGGCTGGCATGATCGAGCGGGCGACGCTGCTGGAAAAAGTAAACGCCTGGGCGAAAGACGGCGGCATCCTGACGCTGAACTATAAGCCGGGGCGGCGGCTGAACGTTGTCCTGGCTCAGGCACCAGGCGAGGGCAGCCTGTGGGACTACACGAAGGAATTTCAGTTGACCTTCCGGGCATACAGCGTGCCGTACTGGGAAGACGAACTGGCGAACAGCGTGATGATCGGCGGAAACCTTGCGGCGGACAGCGGCAGCTGCCTGATCGAGGGAAGTGCTGAGACCCAGTGCGATGTGGTGCTGGAGAACACAAGCGGCGCCACGATCAAGGGCTGCACGGTGGCGGTCGGCGGGCAGGAAATGGCGTTCAGCGGCCTGACGATTCCGGCAAACGGCGCCCTTGTGATCGATCATGTGGACGGTCTGGTGCGGATCCGGCTGAAGGATGGCGACAGCTACACCAGCGCAATGGCCCTCCGCGATGGCGCGAACGATTTCCTGGTGAAGCCGGGGACGCGGCCGATCAGCTACAGCGCGCAGCGGGCCTGCCGGCTGGCCGTCAACTGGAGGAATAGATACCTATGATCACACTCTTGAGCGGACACAGTCTGACGGCGGCCGACCGGTTCCCGGCGGAAAAGTTAAGCGTGCAGCTGAGCGAGCGCCAGAGCACCGCAACGCTGACGATCTCAGACAAAGCACCGGTGATCGGGGTGGACAATTGGATCCAGTGGGAAGACGGTCCGGGCGCCGGCATCGTCTGGCGGGTGAAAACGGTTGACGAACAGTATGACAAGCGCACCAGGACGATCACCCTGGAGCACACGATCAACGCCCTGAAAGATAGGGTTATGTTTGGGGACACCACGCCGGCGGACATGGGCGGAGGCACGGAATGTACCGCGGAACAAGCGGCAAAATACATCCTTAGCAAAAGCGCGGACTGGCGGTTGGGCGGGATCGCGTTTTCCGTCAGCGAACCGTACAACTTCAACGGGGACGATCTGCTGAGCGCCCTCCAGACTGTCAGCACAACCCTGGAGGATTGCCTCTGGGAGTACGATTTCAGCCGCTACCCGTTCCGCCTGTACATCCGGAAGATGGACAAAACCGTATACAGCGAGATGCGGACGGACCGAAACATCCGGACGCTGAAAAAGACGATTGACAGGTCGCGGATGTACACCAGGCATTATCCGATCGGAAAAAACAACTTGCACATCTCCGGCAACTACACAAGTAAAAACGAAGATCTGTATGGGATCGTGTGCAAAGTTGAAACCGACCAGACGCAGGACACGGAGCGGAAGCTAAGGTCCTGGTCAACGCACCGGCTCCGGCGGCACTGTGAGCCAACCGTCACGGTCACCATCAGCGGGCTGGAGCTGGTGGAGGTTACCGGAGAGCCGCTGGACGCTTTCCAGATCGGGAAGATGTGCCGGGTGCCGCTCCCGGAGTTCAAAACGCAGATCCTGGAGCGCGTGACCAAGCTCAACTATACGGACATCATCGCCGACCCGATGAACGTCACCGTGACGCTGGCAAACGACCGGCAGGATGTGGCGAACATCGTGAACAACCTGCAGAAACAGGTCGCGGGGGGTGGTGGCGGAAGAGCGGCGGCGAAGAAGGCCGAAGAGGATCACGCCTGGGTCATTGATGAGCAGGACCATGTGAAATTGCTCGCGGAGGCTGTCGCCGGAGAGGGAGCCGGAGAGGACTGGAGCCGGGTCGCGGAAGTCCTGGTGAACGGGAACGGCATTTTCAGCACGGTCACGGAGATGGGGAAGGATGTTGAGACCCAGCAGTCGAGCATCACGCAGCTGAAGAACCAGATTGAGCTGAAGGTCAGCCAGGGCGACATTATCAGCTCCATCAACATGGAGCCCGGCAACATCCGGATCAAGGCGGCGAAAATCAACATTGACGGCGTGATTCAGAACCTGAAAGCGGTCGAGGCGAACGTAACAAGCCTGCAGAC